AAAGCACATATTTTCGCGGGAAAGATTTCCGGAAGGGGGGAAATTGGTAAAGAGTACCAGATATAACGCGCGCGAGAAAAACGGTGTCGTATTTTGACGTGAAACGGAAGTGAGCATGAAGAAACGAGCCTGGAAAACAAGGATCAAAAAGGCGTGCATAGCAGCCGAGACATACAAGCCGT